CAGCGATTACTGTCATGTTAGAGTATTCATCAGCCAAGTCCTCAACCTTCTCAACAGTCAAGGACGGATCCTCATGTTTCAGGCCGGCATATAAGATATAGATTTGCTCGTCAACGGTCAGATCCTGAAAGTTTTGTATCATCCCGATGAATGTTTTTTTGAACCGTTTCTCTATTAAAGAAATAGCTTTGTTTCTGATTCGGATCTCTCGTTCTCGGTCAAGTGTAATAAAACTCATAATGCCCTCCTAAAAGAAAGGGTGGGAATGACCCACCCTATGACACCTTAACAACAATGACTTCGTAAACGACCTGGGTCTTGTTAGCTTCGTTAGCAACTACGGTCAATTTCTTGCTGCCGACTTCCATAGTGATTGCTCCGGACGCAGCCGCGCTTGCCAAGTCTTGCACATAAGCACCGTCAGCATACAACTTGATAGTCTGCGCTCCTGCGGTTGTGGCCGTAATGGTTATTGAATCTGCCGTTACACCACCGAAAGTATAGTAATAAATTTCGTTGTCGAAAGCTGGACTTATACTTCCACCGGCTCCAGCCAATGCCAGACCGCTAAGCCCTGCGCTTGCAGTAAGTCCAAGTGTCGGCTTTCCACTGACCTTGATAGTGCCTTCAAACGATATAATGTCCTCCAGCTCAGAACTTGTCGCGAAGCCAGTAACAACACCGTCAAATGACCATGATGCACCTTGCGGGAAAATAATACTGAACGCTGTAGCTGTGCCAGCCCCGAATGCGGTAAAGAATGCGTTTTGCCCGTTGGTATCAGTAGGCTCGAAAAAACCACTAATTGAGACTTCTCCGCCATCCTTAAATCCGCCAATGAATTTTCTATACCCATCCGTTGAATCCAGCGTGGTGACGTCGATAGTATCAGCGGTCAGCTCAAGGCCCCCGATTGAAGTCAATCCGGCAATCGCATCATTACCTATTTGGATTTTTGTACCCAATGCCCTTGTCGCCATTTTCTACCTCCTAAAAATAAATAGTGAAGTCAATGATTCCGCGATTGACTCCTAGTTGATGTTCATACTGCTCGGCTATCCTGTTAATGTCTAAATCCTCGACGTAGAATGTAACATCATCCCCTATGGTTGTCCCAGGCATTGCCAGCAGTAAAGTTTCTATGTCTTTCCGGATGCTCACCATGTCACTGTACTTTTTCGCCATCACAGAGAACATATAAGACTGCGCCTGTTTGTCGGTGTATCCGTCCAGCGTTTTGGTGATTTCCGTCGTGATTCGTGCGTATACCAAATAAGGCTTATCCGCACTCTCTGGAGCATTAGTGGGATAGATGGAGTCTTTAATCTCTGTAATGCTTTGTAGTTCGTGCCTTAATGCTGCCTCCATTACAATCCCTCCTTTGCTAACTGTTGTTCGATTTTGGTTTTCATCGTGTCAATGATTGACCGCTCGATACTCGGCACATGGACCAGAAACGCATCCCGTATAAATCGTTGACCTGGTATGTAATTACCATTACCGGCGAAGTAACCGTATTCTTGTGATATCGGATAATAGCCGGTGCTTTTTTTCTTACCGCCTCTGATGCCTGGGTTCTTGATTGGCTTTTGAAACACTGAGTTCATGTTTCTATCGAATACAATTTGATAGACTTTTTTTGACTTTACTCTGTTTCTTTCACCTTTTAAGATGATACCTTTTTGTAAAGCGCCACTATCCACAGGAGCCTCAGCCTTCGCGCTTTTTAAGGTGGGTGTCATGGCTTTTTTCGATGCTGCCGTAACATACTTTTGTGGCACTCCGCCAATTCGCTTAAATCCTTCCGATAGTTCTTCAAGCCCATCAAACGAAAAATAAGCGCCCGCCATCAGACCACCCTCTTATCAGAACAATTCAGTTCCACGATACCAAGACCAATCTGATAGTCCCGGACCACGTCGTATTCTTTGCCGTTATACAGGATGTTCTTCTGGCCGTCATAATCTTCTGCATGAACCTCAAATGTAATCGATAACTCTCGTCCATTGGAATCCGCCGCATAGAACTCTGACCGCTTCACGCTTTTCGCATTCGCCCATACCTCTACACTGGTGTAAGTCTTAACCGGATCACCGTAGTCATCCAGGGTAACTGTTTCGGTTCTTAGAGTAATCTTGTCAGAAAAGAACATCACATCACCCCGCAGTCAGCGCCACAGCAATGGTCGCATCTGTTGCTACATCGATATAGGCTGATACCGTTGTGTAACCTGTGAGTCTGACCGAATATGCCTGGTTAACTCCAGTGTTGACATAATAGAATACAGTCTGCCCATTTGCGTCCGTTTGTTTAGTCTCGCCGTTAAACGTGACATAAGCATCAGCCTTTGCGGTTGCGCCGTCCTTGACAGTGAACGTAATCGCACAATATACATAATTCTTAGACCGCCTGATTTCGTCCCGCATCATCATGTAGTCATCACGGTTCGCCTCGGCATCCTCATTAGAGAGTCCGAATTTCCATCGGGCAAAAGACCGGACAGCCCCTAATATGAGACTGTCCGTTTCGTCCTCTGCCTTGTCTTTTAAGATTCCAAGCCGTTGAAGGTCAAGGCGGCATTCTTCGATGATGTCGTTCAGTTCAGCGTCCACATCTTCGGATGCGTTACGGCGGACCGCTCGCACAATCTTATTCAGATATTCTGTTGATACCGCCATAATTTCTACCTCCTAAAACAAGGAAGGCCCGAAGGCCCTCCATTACAAGAACAGTAATAGTTTTAACGGTTTTAGCCCGTCTAGGTTTCCGTTCGGGTCGTAGGTGTTCTTTTCGATCTCGTCCGCGTCAACCGTGAATGTCCCTGCCGTGAACTGCATAGCCCCATCGAATTGCTCAAGAGCAAGAGGTTTTTCCGCAAACATGAATGGCAACCCGAAGACTTCATTCCAACCAATATTGAACGCAGGTGTTCCATCAGCCTGTGCTGTAAATACTACCTTTGATACTGTCTTAAAGGCTTTCGCTGTGGTAAGCGCAGTTGCAAGGTTCGCCGTAAATGTCAGAACCTCAGATATTGCATCGCCCGCAATGTTTGTTCCGTAAACCGTTGCGGTAGCATCTGCTGTTACTTCTGCAGCATCTGCCGCTTTAACTATCACGGTAATTTGTCTCGGGCACGGGGGTTGAGCAAGGATAGAAACACCTTCACAAGTTGTAGCTTCTGTCTGACTTGTTTCAAATTCTACCGCAACGCCATCAACGTCAAGGTCTCCCATTTGTTCTTTTGTATATTCTAAAACCCCCACCTTGAGTTCGGGGAGCGATACCCCGAACAGATCAGAAGGGAGCTGTCCTAAAAATCTACCCATCATTTACCTCCTTATTTGCCAGCGGTCAAGACTTTAGCACATTTTACAAATGCCTCCCCGACCGCAACGTCGCAGTCAAAGATTGCCGTTCCGCGATAGTCAATGGAGTTATAGAGGAATCCCGACTGGTCGCTTCTGTCAACAGTGATGTTCTGGGAGAGATTTCCGACAACCTTGCGGAAGTCGCCGAAGAAGATATCCCCAGATGCAACATTGTCATCGAGCAGAATCGGATATCCAAGCAGTCTCTTGTAGTCGTCGGTCAGAATGTTGTATTTGGAGTTATCCTGTGCCGCTACAATCCCGCCCCAAAAGTCCTGTGAGTTCATCAACCATTTTGCGTTTTTGTGGTAGCCGCCCTTTAAGTAAGATACCAACTCAACCAGCTCCGCTGTAGTCGGATATTTTGCCGCCGCAGGAGTAACAGCATTAGTCGTGTCTACCCAATTGTTGGCATAATCAATTCCTTTGGGGTCTCCGTCGCCATCACCGTAGATGATGTATTCGCCAATCTTGGCAGCAATGTTCTCACCTAATATATCAACCAGCCAACCCTCAAATGCGTTGATTGCCATTGCCTGAACCGTCTTGGAAATTCTCAGCACCTTAACGATTTCATATCCGGCAAGGGATACAGAAAGCATGGTGTCGCCAGCCGGATTGATAAGGTCGTTCTCTGCGTGTTTTGCTGCGGCGGTGTTCGTTCCCTCGATTGCGAAAGTCACGTTGCCCGGAACCTGCAATAAGGTAATCTCGCCCATAAGAGGAGCATACTGCTTTAACTTATTAAAGATTCTCTCCTGCGTCATAGTCGGGATAACGCCAGCTACATCGGTTGAGGCCATCTCGTTGGCTCTCTTTTCCATATCGTTCAGAGGCTTGCCTTGCAGCCCTTTAAGGAATGCGCTTCTATACTCTTCGGTTGCTCTTACTTCTTCCGGTCTCATGTTTTCAAATTCCATAGGTTTATCATCCTTTCTTGTGTCAACAATTTTATCTGGTTCAATCTTTCCAGCAGCCAAATCAAGTGCGGTCTTTTTCCGCAGTTCGAGTGCTTCAAGTTCTGCTTTTCTTTCAAGCAGTTCTTTCTTTTCTGCGCCTAATTTTTCAACCGTTTCGATGTCTTCCGCATCTCTGACTTCTATATCAAGCGCGGCAAGTCTTTCTGCTACTTGCTCTAAATTCATATTTTTCATGTTACCTCCTTATCCAAGTAGTCTCACTTTTGCAATTTCTAAGTCCAGTAGTCTCTTGCGTTCCACAGCCTCCGCTGCTTCTCTCTCGGCCTCCGCTTCGAAAAATGAACGCGCTTGCACTGACGTTGACTCATAAGCCGGAATATCAACAATGGCAACATCATAAATCCGCTTAACCTCCGTTATCGTTCTTAAATGTTGCTCCTTGTTGTATTCGTCTGCATTTATCGTGAAGGCAAAGGACATCTTGTCCAGATATCCGCCTTTCACTTCTTCGTAAAGTTTCCTGCCCTCATCTGTGCCGGACAGGTCTGCCCTGATATGCAAGCCTCTGTTGTCTATCTGTAAATCAAGGGTTCCGTTTTTCGTTCTGGCTACGGGTTTCCCTCCGTGGTTGAAATTGAGAACCACATCTTGCATCAAAGTGTTATTGAGTGCGCCAGATCTGATTTGCTCCTTGTATTGGATTCCGTCGTATTCGTACATAGTTTCCGCCGTATCGAATACAAGTGCATACCCTTCAACAAAAGCCCCATCTTCGGAGGCTCTGACTTCAAAACTTCTATAATTCCTATCCTTAGTTATCATTCTCTTCCTCCTTCTTTGGGTTCTGCCAGCTTTGCGGTTCGTTACCCCACGGAACAGGCGCCATGTTCATAACCTGCCTCCACTCATTCGGTGTCATTGCCATGCGGTCTACCATCTGCACCAACGCTAATTTGTTTGCCGTACTCATGTACTGCATCCTGTTACTCTCGAATACAATTTCATTCTCAAAACCACGTTCTCGGTCCGAAAATATTTTGTTCGTCAACTCTAAACCAAGCGCAATTAAAACCGGCTCTATTTTAGCCTCATAAAACGCCTCCCAAGTATCGCCGGACAGTTTGGACAAAACAGCATCCTCGTTGACTCCGAAATACCGGTAAATGTTGTTCCGAAGTTCTTCGACATTTTTGTAGTTGGCAATCTGCGGTTGGATGGTAATCGGGTCAAAGCTCTGTGTTGCGTCCAGCATGGCAATGCCGGATGAATTCGCCAAACCCATGTAGTCCTCGACAAATCGGTCTTTTTGTTTCTTTGCATCCTCGGGGCTTAACATGGCTTTAGTAGTCTTTAAGATTCCCCTAAGGTTCGCTGTGGATTTAATCGCATTTGCCATGCCTTCATTGGTCGTGTTAAGCAGGTCAAGACTTGTAAGGATTGCTCCGTTGGAATCTCCCCATATATCAGAGGTGTTGTAATCCTTGCGGAGCACGGCTAAATCTTCCCACGAGTGCGTCATTACCACGCCGGACGGGAATCGAAATGTAATATATAACCCGCCAGACGCCTCAACCGCTTCTAATTGAGCGGTC